TTTCTAGTTGTACGCCTGTGATGTAGAAGGTTGCGCCATTTGTGCCGACTACGCTTGTTGCGCCTGTGGCTGAAATATAACCAGCACCAGCCCAAGCACCAGAAGTTCCTGAGTAAGTTGAGCCAACTCCAAGACCAAATTGAATGCTCAAGCCAATACCATTAGTTTTTAGCCAAGTGCCAGTTGTATCACCAGCAATAGTGATTGATTTTTGTTCCCAAGTGTTAGCCGCAGAAATAGTATATGTAAATGGGTATGAACGATTAAACGCACTATTAGCAATAGCACCGCCAAAAGTACCAGTAAGGCTAGAACGAACCCAAAATGACATGGTTACTGTAGAAGCACCAGCAGAACCCCAACCTAAATCTGCAACATTAAAGCCTTCCACATTATGTGTCAAAAGAAAGTAATCAGAAGAACCTACTGTTGTTGCCGCAGAAGAAGTAATGCCTAAGTAGTTTGTAAAACCTGTTGGCGGTGTTACAGAACCAGCATTTTGTTGAGCAGTAAACTTGGCATTTTGGTTGCCATTAATTTTAAATCTATCAACTGGAAATACATCAGCAGAACTAGACTGAGTAACACTAGCCCCCGCATTACGCTGGTCAATCACCATCGCACCATTGATGATGCGGTTTTTAAACCCATACAAACCAGACGAACTTACTCCGTCTGAAGTGGTCATCAAGTCTGCATTTACCGAGCCGTATGGCATAGTTATCCTTTACAAAACTAACCAGCGTTGACCGCTAGAGACAGTTACCGCTTGACCGCTTGCCACAGTTATTGGGCCAACAGAGAATCCATTGTTTCCGCTTGCTATTGTGTAACTTGCGCTAACAGTCGTGCCGTTTAGCACAATGCCGTTAGATGCAATTACTACTGGCGTTTTAAGTTCGCCTTTGCTTGGGTTGTAGTTAAGTTTGGTTGAACTTACATATTCGGTGCTTACTGTGCCAGTTGTCGCATCCGCAAACAATGGATAGCGCGTGGCATTTGTGGTTGTATCGTCACTAATCGTTACCGCAGTTCCAGCCGTTGCCCAAGTGAACGCAGAGCCACTCCAAGTTAATGCTGTGCTTGCCGTTGTCGGTGCTACTACAAAAGAAGTCGCGCCAACACCCGTTTGGTAAGGAATCTGATTAGCAACTCCACCCGCAAGATTCGTTGCAGTTGTTGCAGATGTTGCACTTGTAGCGGTTGCCGCGTTGCCACCAATAGACAGGCTAGTAGCCGTACCAGTTAACCCAGTACCCGCGCCAGAGAATGAAGTTGATGTAAATACGCCCGTAGAAGGGTTAAATTGCAACTTGGTAGAGGATACATACTCTGTCGTTAGATTACCGCTTGTAGCGTCTGCATAGAGCGGATAACGGGTAGCGTTAGTAGTCGTGTCATCTGTAACGCTTGCATAAACAGCAGGCGTTGTCCAAGTAGGCGTGTTTCCAGAGCCAGCAGAAGTTAATACTTGCCCTATATTGCCTTGACTGCCATCAAAACTTGTTGTGCCAGTTACGCTTAAATCTACAAAACTACCATTTTGAGGGGTTGTTGCCCCTATCGTTGTGTTGTCAATAGTTCCAGCATTAATGTCCGCTGTGTCAGCAATTAAACTGTCAATGTTGGCTGTGCCATCAATGTACAAATCACGCCATTCATGTCCTACTCGACCCAAATCAAAAGCGTTGTCGGTAGCAGGGTCAAAGTCCGAGTTAATTCTAGAATTAAATGTTGTCGTGTCAGCATTGCTACTGCCAAGCGTACTATTGTCATTTACAGTTAAAGTTGTAAATACGCCAGTAGACGCAGTTGTAGCACCAATCGTAGTGCCGTTAATTGTTCCACCCGTTACCGCTATTGCGTTAGCGTTTTGGGTAGACATTGTTCCCAAGCCAGTAATGTCTGTGTTGGGAATGGTTGTAGAAGCCGTTAAAGCGCTTGTTCCTGTGCCTTTTACATAACCAGTTAGGGTAGCCGCACCCGTACCGCCAGAAGGCACATCAAGAGGGCTAGACAAGCCTGTAATCGTGCCACCAGTGATAGCCACAGCGTTGGCGTTCTGTGTCGACATTGTGCCAAGACCAGTAATGTCTGAACTTGGAATAGATGCAACAGTTGTAAAAGCATTTGTGCCGTTGGCTTTTAAGTAACCAGCAGTAAAAGTAGTAGCGCCAGAGCCACCATAAGCCACGCCAATCGTGCTTGCGTTCCAAGTGCCTGCGGTTAGCGTTCCTACACCAGTAATTCCTGTGTAAGAGCCAGAAATTCGTGCTGTGTCTATCGTGCCAGAGGTAATCTGGTTAGCGGCAATAGCAATGCTTGTGTTAGTTACCGATGTAACTTGACCACTTGCGTTAGTGACAAATACTGGAACGCTCGATGCCGAGCCATAAGTGCCAGCCGTACCTACTGGCGTAATGCTGAACTGAAAGCCTGTTAGGGTTAGCCCTGTGCCAGCCGTGTAAATTGCGTTGTTTGAGAATTGAACAAAAGTAACAGCCGTAACGCCTAAAGTGCCACCAGTTTGATTAGTGTTTACCCAAGATGAGCCTGTCCACACAGTACCAGAGATGATGAATAGATAAGCCGCAACTAATTCATCCCAAGTGTTTGCATCTAAAGAGCGAGTCCATGCGCTTGCAGAAGCCAAATAAATGCCGTTGTCAGCGCCTGCGGTTTGGTTCTTTACTAAAATTCTTTCGCCAGCAGTTAGCGTAGAAACCCAATCGCCATTTGCTTGCACAGCAAGACCAGATAGCGTAATGTTTCCATTTGTTGTGTAGTTTGCTGGTTGTTTAAACGACAAACCCTGTGTCGTAGCGTCTACATAGGCTTTATTGGCAATATCAGTCGAGTTAGAGGGCGATGTAAATATCGTTCCCGTTGTCGTGGTGATATTAGTAAAAACACCAGTAGACGGGGTTGTAGCACCGATAGTCGTGCTATTTATCGTGCTACTGGTTATGTTTAGCCCAGATTGGTCTGGGTTTACTGTCGCATAAAACGGCTGACCCTGACCAATAAAGGTCTGAAAAGTCCCGTCAACAGAGAAATACGCTTGAACGGGAAGTAAATTTTGCAGAACTGAATTGGCAGGGTTAGCCATAGCACCCCTTTAACTTTGATAGACAGAGGGCGTTACATACAAGATGCCAGCGGTTGCAGAATTGCTCTTTGCTGTTAAGTAGTATGGTACAACTGAAGTAGCAACAATTAAAGGCTGTGTCATGCTAGCAGGCAAAACAAAGTCTCCATTAGTACCATCAACAGGGAATACGGGCGCACCAGGGTCGGTAGGCCCCCATCTAACCGCAATAGGGCTTGCGCCCGTATTGAGGAAAGCGGTGTAGTTCACTTGGTCATTAGTAGAGTCATTGACCAAGACTGCCGCGTGAGCGGTAGAAGTGACCGATAACGCTACTGTTTGACCAGCAGTTCTTAAAACAGATGAGCCTGCCATGATTAAGCCGCGTTAGTAGCGATTGGTGCGCCTTCAACGCGGTCAACCCTGATGTAATACACACCAGCCGCAGGCGTAATTGCAGTAGCCGCGCCAGAAACATTTTGGAACTGAATCTTCAATGTGTTGTCTGCGGTTGCGTCTATGTTGGTAATTGCAACATTTGAGGTTTGGTTACCAGCAAAGTGAAGCAATGAACAAATGTCAGAGGCTTTTAGACCAGCGATTTGAAAAGTCTGCAAAGACTGCACAGAGGCGGTAGTCATCGCAGATGGGGTCAAAGATGGGGCCATGACAAATGATTCTTGGACATTCCCACGGGCTAGGGTAGTGGATGACATAGTTATTCCTTAAAAGAATGAATTGATTGTATCGTAAAAGCGAAAAAAGCCACCCCTTTTGAGAGTGGCTTCTTCCTACTTCACACCGATTACCAAGATAGTAATGGTGATGTAGCGGTAGAGCCAGTAGTGGTGCTAGGGCGCAGTACAGACACTAAGTAAGTACCAGACGCAGGCGTTACGCTCGCGGCAGTTGGGTTCACAAAGCGAATGGTCAGTTGGTCAGCGGCAGACACATAAGCGTCAAGAACGCCTACGCCTGCTGTCTGAGCGCCATTGAACGCCACAGAAACCATGTCACCAACGACCAAACCAATGCCTGTTGAGGCAAAGTTTTGTGCGGCAGTAGTGATGGTTGCAACAGCGGCTGGGGTAAGACTCAAAGAAAACACGCCACCTTTGACCACATTGGTCATTGGGGCAAAGGATTCTTGAGTGATGGTGGTTGCTGGGCCTGGATTTGCCATGATATGTATTCCTTAAAAAGAGTTAATGATTAAGCGGCAACGCGGCAAGCGAGTTCTGGGTACAGAGGCGCCCAGCCGTACAACACATCTAAACGAGTAGGAATACTATCGTTGTTGATGGTGTATTGGCGGACAACACGCATACTCAAACCAATGTCTTTGTCGGAAGCACGACCAGCAAAATGGACACCTTCTGGCAATTCGAGGTCGGCCACGGCCACTGTGAACGCATTGCGGTGCATGATGATGTTTTGTGGAGAAACCACGCCTGTGCTGTTGAACTGAGTCACAGAAGCAGAGGCAGAAGTTGTCGGGATAGACACATTCTGGAACTGACCAGCAGTAATCACAGCAGGAGACACAACGACAGAGCCAGAAGCACCAGAAGCGATAGCAACAGTTGTTTTCACAACGAAGTTACGCAACTTGTTAGAGCCGTAGGCTTGGCGGTTTTGTGGGTTGACAGCGTAAACGCCAGCGATAGTGAAAGTATCACCAGCGTTGAGGTTCAAAGTACCAGTATTGGCGGCTGTAACAGTAATAGTGCTTGAAGATGCCCAACCAGAGGTCAAGAATCCAGTAGCAGTAGTAGTAGCGACAGAGCCAGTAACAGTAGTTGTGCTGTTAGAGCCAAAGGTTTGTGCAACCACGTTCTGGTCAAGTTTCCAATTCATACCACCAGAATCACGACCCATCAAG